GCAAATTCTGACTTCGTGTGCCTTGGTGGCATGTTAATTATCAATCTTTTTAGCTCACCTCTCGCGACTCTTTCTAATTTATCCGCGATTATTCTGTGATGCCTCCCTGAAATAAATTCAGGCCACATAGATTTTACAAAATGTAGAAATTTTTTCTGTGATTTTTCGTTCTTTTCTAACTGAGCGAGCCTCAAACGAAGCTTCAATTCTCTGTCAGACATCATTTCTTCATCTAAAGTTGCCATCGGGGACCCTAAGTAATTGATTTCAAACGATATTCCTGTGAAACATCGGAAATGTTTCACGTGAAACATCCCATATTTGTTTCACGGCGTAAATGCAAAAATAAATCTATATGATTTTTTACCATAATTGTCAGAGAAAAACATGGCCCTTGCACCCGAAGGTCGACACGGGGGCCGCGGCGCGCGAAAAGTATTGATTTTGTAGTTATGTTTTGGGTTATGACCCGATATCCGGGGGACCCTAGCGGCTTTTCACGTGACGCGGATGACATCCGCCGGGACATTTTCCAAGATCCGCCGGGCGTGTTTCACGTGACGCGGATCGCGGATCGAGGGTCAGGGATTTGCGCCAAAAAT